TCGTCTGGAAGTGCTTGGCACAAATCGGCATGACCACGCCCCACCAGTAACGCCGCTGCTGGACGCGCGGCGGCGTGGTCGAATCCGCGGTGATCTGGATGTTGACCTGCGTGCCTTCAGGCAAGTCGTGCAGGTACAGGGCGAGCGCGTCCCGATCGAGCAGCTGCACGCGCTTCCGCTCGCCGCCCACGACGACGCCCGCCACCGCGAAGGATTCCACGTCGATCACCATCACGCGGTCACCGGTTGCTGGTGCAGCCCGTTGCGCGCCGCGCCCTGGACGAGCCCGGCCACGTCGGCGAATTCGCGATCGACTTCGTCGAGAAACAGCCGCGCGGCGAGCTCGTAGGCCGCCACGTCGACGGCCGCGCGCGGCACGCGGATCCGCAACAGCTGCAGCGCCGACGGGAAGCGATCATCGAACGACACGAAATCGCAGAACCCGGCCCCGGTGATCCATAGGTTGTGGGTGATCTGCGCCTGGTAGTCCGACGGAATCCGTCCCGAGCGCACGTAGCCGAGATGGGTCGCCGGCTTCGGACACTTGATCTCGACCATCCCGCCTTTCACTAGGCCATCCGGCGAGCATCCGGCGAGTAGATCGTCATGGGCGACGAAGCCGACCGGGTGCACGATCGCGCCGGTCGCCGCCTCATACGCGGCCCGGGCGACCGGCTCCAGGTCGATCCCGCGCTGCATCTCCTTGTTGACGAAGTCGGCGTCGGCGCTGATCCCGGTCAGCCGCTCGCACACCAGGCGCAGCTTCAAGTCGCGCCGCGCGGCGGCCTCGCCCTTGCGGATGGTCGCCAGCATGTCGGCGGCGCCCGTGCCGGTGAGCTTGCCCAGGCGCAGCGCGTGCCACGCCTCCGACCGTTGCGCACAGTCGTAGGCGATCACGGCCGCACCACCACGCACGACTCAGGGATGAAGCACTCGTTGAAGCCGGCGACGTTGGCGTCGGCGACGATGTCCTGCGCCACCTCGAACGAGTAGCGCCCGGCTTTGCGGAGATCCTGGGTATAGCCGCGGCGATTCGGCCCCCACCAGCCGCCGTGCTCGATCGACCAAATCAGGTACAGCGTCACCGGGTGCCGCCCTTCTCCAGCGCGTGCGCCTTCAAGCCCTCCCACTGCGCCAGCCATGTCGTCGTCAAATACGCCCGGTATAGCTCCGACGCCTTCGCGAAGGCATCTTCTAGCTTGTCGATCCCCTCGTCGGCCACGGCCTGCAGGTCGTCAAACCAATCCGCGAAGCCCTCGGGTTCGGGCGGCGCCGGCCTCGCCTCGACCGTCTGCACGTCGATCGCGCGCTGGCCGTCCATTTCTTCGGCGGTCTGCTCGCCGCCGATCTCATCGGGGAAGGCTTCGCGCAGGCCGGCCGCCTCGGTGCATTTGGTCAGCATCTGCACAGGCGCCTTGCCCCAGCGGCTGTTGGCCTTGCGCTCTTTGTTCAGCGCGACGACTTCCTTAAACAGCACCCGAACGGGATACTCGGCCCGCACGCCGACATCGCGATTCCAGCGGTAGAACGTCATCGCGCACCAGGCCGGCGCCGCCACCCCCGACGAGGTCTCGATCGGCCCGTAGTCCGGCGTGCTATGCCCTAGGTAGAGGCCGCTGCGCTGGGCCGTCGTGCGCAGCTCGTAGATGCCCGGCAGCACCACGTCGCGCCAGGCGTAGGTGCCCGTCTTCGGGTCTTTGACTTCCATCGGCACGATGTGACACGGGCGCTTGAGCGGGTCGAGCTTCCGCGCCGCGCAGTAGTCGAGCACCATCAACACCGACTTCGGGTCGGCGCCGGGATACAGGCTGTTGCAGAGCGTGCGCCAGCCGGCCTCGTTCATGCCGCGACGTACGACAGGTTCCGGTAGAGCGTTGACGGTCTCGAGCGCGCTGGTCGTCATCTCCATCCCTTTCGTTTCTGTTTGGCGATCGGCATGTCCCACTCGCTGTATCTGGCGATCTCGCGCGCGAACCGGGCGAGCGCCCAGGCCACGCCAGCCCCGAGCAGCAGCACCACGGCGACGGCGATCGCGAGGGTCATCGCACGCCCCGCGCGGCGAGCAGTTCCTCGACGAGATCGCAGGCTTCGTGCAACGCCTCACGCAGCCGCAGATAGTCCGCGAACGCCGTGATCCGCCCGTCGTGGACGGGCTCCCGATCCGCCGACTGGCGCAGGTCTGCCAGCCGCTGCACGATGCGCTGGTCGACCTTCATCCGACCCGCCGGAGGCGCCCGGCCGTGAACGACCCACGCAGCAGAAACTGCCGCACGTCTTCCCCCGACCAGCGCCACCGGGAATGAATCGCTGGCAGCGGCCGAATCGGGAATGTGCCGACGGCCAGGCGCCGCCGGATAGTGCGCGTCGAACAGTGCAGCGCCCGCGCAAGGTCGTGGATGTCGAGAATGTCGGGGATGGTGTCGGTGGCCATCACGCGGCCTCGCTGGTTTCGCGGATCGCGCGCATCACAGCGCCCGTGGTCACGCCCAAGACTTCCGCGATGGCCTCAACGGTCGAGTACCGCGGGTCGGTGACCTTCCCGGCGTCGAGCTGGCTAATGGTGGTCTGGTCGATGTTGGCGAGTTGGGCGAGCCGGGCGCCGTTCGCGAACCCGGCTTTTTCTCGAAGGGCGCGGAACGTCATAACCCGTGGACGATATAGAACTGAATCACGACTTGTCAATGAAACAATTCATATATTGGTGAAACGTTTAATGGATGGGCGCCATTGCGGCCATAGCTACGGCAAGCCTTCTAGGATTTATTTCATAGGCTTGTGTATAATTGGCGAGCAGACAAACGAAAGGCGGTAATTTTTTGCGGGCGCAGGCAGGATTATTTTCTTACAATGTCGCCATGACTTCCGACGACATGTGGCGCGTCGTCGGCCGCGAACTCCGGGAGGTCCGCGAACGACAGCCAGGCGAAACCACGGTGGCGTTTTTCGCCCACCGTGCCGGCGTCGACGTCAATACGATCAAGGCGATCGAGCGCGGCAACCCTGGCACGCGGACGAAACTGGAAGCCTATGCGGGCGCGCTGGGGCTCTCTATCGTCGACGTGCTTTCGGCGACACTGAAGGCCGCGGAACAGCGCCCCACGCCAGAGGCCGCCGCCCTGTTGCGCTGCTTCGAGCATCTGCCGGTAGAGGATCGGCGGCTCCTGCTGGAGAGCGCGCAGCGCCTGCTGTCGCGGCACGAGGCCCTGGCGCAGCTTGAGGCACGGGTTGCAGCTTTTCAATCCACTGCACCACGAGCGCGCGGGCGCCGACCGAAAGCGCAGCCACCCCCACCAAAATCTGTTCCGCCTCGCGAACCGTGAGGCCCGCCGGGACGTGAATGCACGCCGCCACCACCATAGACATCCTCCGTAACGACGACACGACACGGTACGGCGAAGGTCGTAACGAATACAAGACGGGATTTGCACAAACCGCTAGGAAATTATTCAAGCCCAAGTGTAAGGACATGCAGACATGAGCATTTACGACGGCCATCCAGGCATCAAGGAAGACCAGTACGGCATCCGCGCCAACGTCAAGGTCGGCACGATCCAGAAGGGCAAGCGTTTCAAGCGCGGCACGCCGCTCAAGACGATCACCGACTGGCAGGACCGGACGCGAGTTGCGCTGCGCGACGGCGCCGTACCGCTGCCGAAGGATCGGCTGGCGGTCGACGCCGCGCGCTACCTCACGCACCAGAAGGCCCAGCTCACGCCTGCGTCCTATGCCTCGCTGGTGTGCGAGATTAACGCCTGGCTCGAGGCCTTCGGCCAGGTGCCCCGCCACCAGATCACCCGCGACATGGTGATCGACGCCAGGCACCGCTGGTTGACCGAACCGCGGGGCGGGCCGACCGCGCGCAAGGGCACCCGTGACGCGAAGCCGCACGCGCCCAAGACGTGCAATCACCGGGTCCGCGCGCTCGCCGGCCTGTACCACTTCCTCGACGGGAGCCGGGCGCCGACCCCGTGCGACGACGTGCCGAAGCTGCGCGAGCCGGAGGCCGATCCGAAGTTCGTCCCGGTCGCGACGGTGCAACAGGTCGCCGGGAAGATTGCCGACCCCAAGACGCGCGCCCGGTTCATGGTGCTCACCGCGACCGGCCAGCGCCCGGCGCAACTCAAACGCGCGACCCCCGGCGATCTCGACCTGGTGCGCGGCGTCTGGCTGGTGCGGCCGGCGAAGGGCGGCCAGGCGATCCCGGTCGTGCTCACGGCCGACATGGTCGCAGCGTTCGCGGCGCTCGACGCGGTCGGGGCGTGGGGCGACTTCGACGGCAGCGACTATGCGAAGGATCTGTACGCCGCCGGCTGGCCGAAGGGCATCCGGCCGTACAACGCCAAGCACACCGTC